TCTTTGCTACGAAATTCTAATTCTGCAAATGGATATCTTCAAGTTATGTCTGGCACTGGTTCATTTTATGGTGGAATTTTAGCTGCTGATTTTAAAGTATCATCAAAGAAAAAATACAAAACGAACATTCGTGATATTGCGTTTAGTGCATTAGACAAAATAATGAATTGGGATATTAAACAATACAACCTTAAAACAGATATGGCAAAACTTTATGATATGCGTATGAATCGAAATGAAGGGGAACCACCAATTACTACTGATGCAATTCCAACACATTATGGTTTAGTTATTCCAAATGAAGAGGAAGAAACAGGTGTAGGTTTATACGGTATGCTTTCACAATTAACAAAAGGCTTTCAAGAGTATGTTACAAAAACAGATGCTAGAATCAAAGAATTAGAGCCAATACAACCTAAAGGGAACATTAGATATAGAAACAGACCAAAACGAAACAGAAAACTACCTAGATATCTTAAAAAAGGTGCGATTGAAAGGAGTGTAACGAAGTGAGAAACGAAGTAATTACAATTGATTTAGCTGATCCAGTATTCACCAAGACCATTCGCTCACGCCAAAATGATAAAAATGGTTTAAGACTAACTGTATATCTAAAAGATAATGGTAGAGTAGTTGATTTAACTGGATATGTAGCAAAGTATGAAGCAACAAATAATAAAGGGCAGTTTATTCGGGATGATGCCAAAATTATTGATGTAAGTAGTGGAATCATCGAATATATATTACCTCCTAAGGCGGTTTCAACTCCTAATGAGTGGATGGCTTACTTTGTTATAGAAAAGGGAGATTCAGAACGTACAAGCACACCAGATATCCGAATTGTTTTAAGAAGAGATGTCAAAGAAGGAAATATCAAACTGGAAAGTTATATTTCTGATTTTGAAAAAGCCTTGGAACAAGTAGCAGGATATAGAAAAGAAATTGATGATACAAATAAACTAATCGTAGAGTTAACAAAATTAATCAATGCAAATAATGTTCAAGTGCCAAAAATCACAACAGATGTAGGTGGTGCGTTAATCTCGGTTAGTGATCCTACAAAAAATATTCTTGATGAAATTGTAGCCAGAGGACTAGGGATAAACACAATTTATTGTCATGGTAGTGTGCAAGGAAATACACCTAATGCTAAATCGTGGCGTGGTATCTCATTTATAAATTCCCCTACTTACGGATTTATTTTTGCAAAAGATTATCAAAACAAACTCTGGACTAATTATATTGATGATGCAAAAGGTTGGTTAGGGTGGGTTGAACATCCATCATTTGAAGATGTGAAAAAACTGTTTGCATCATGGAGTTTTGATGAGAAGAGATTACTTTTGAATGGTAAATCAATTTTAGAAGAAGAAACTGATGCCTTAGTTATTAGTAAAGACTCGAAATATAAAAAAGTTAAAGTTGAAGCTGATCTCTTAATCCACAATAAACTTCAAGCTCCTTCTAATGTGGCTGTTTGGTTTCATAAAGAAAAACGCTACAATAGCGGAAAGTGGATTGTAGAGTTTAATGATCTTCCTCGTTGGAGTTTTAATAGAAGTGTAGATCGTTCGGGTGGTCTATTTCACATTAAAGAAAGTGGTATCTATGATGTACATGCTTACCTGTCTGCATTAGCCCAAACAGCGGATGCCGAACATATTCTAGAAATCCACATATTAGATGCAAGTGGAAAAACAATTGAAGAACATGAAATTGCAGGAGAAATTGCGGGCTATGTAAGTAAATGGGTTAGGATGATAGGTAGTTTTCAGTGGTACTTTACAGCAGGGCAAAAATTCAAAGTTGTTTATAACAATAAAGACAAAGATCAGATTTATGTCTGGGAAGCAAGAACTACTGTTACCCAGTTATCAAAAGGTTTAGATGAAAATAATGCGGTTTAAAAAGGGTGTGCAGAAGTAGGCTTTTTTATTTTGGATAAAATCCGGCTTTGATACGCAAACATCTGAATTACATTCACAATGAATAGGGTTGTCTCATAATATATAAGGATTGACTTATTAAGATTAACGGAGGATGTGAGCGTATGGAAGACGTATATAAAAAAATTGATAGCCTAAAAACGGAACAAAAAGAAATCATGAGAGATATTCGCAATTTAGAAACTCGTACAACTATTAACGAAAAAGACATTTCTACAATTAATAGGCAGTTAGAAAAAATTAGCATGAATACAACATGGATTTTGCGAATTGTTATCAGTGCAATAGTTATGGCAGTTTTAGGATTGATAATAAAAGGTGGTATTTAAAGTATATGTTTAAATGTGGTTATAAAGGGGGACAATCGTCTCTCTTTTTATTTTGCTCGAAAGGGGGTGAGAACAATGTAGAAAAAGATAAATAAGAGTCGATTAAAGAGAATCAAAAAATCAAACAAAAAAATTCGATGGAGATGTTTAATAATGGCTAATAATTCTAATGAGGTAAATCAAGCAGTAGTTGAAGAGGTAATTAAAGAGGTCCGAAGACGTTTCGGTTTAATTCCAGGATTCTTCAGTGAGGATAAGGAAGCAGGTGCTATCCTTTTAAATAAAGGTAATTATGAAAGTAGTATTTGGATGGATGGTGAAGGACTTTTTTATGAGGATGATGTACCTTGGGAAGAATTAACTATCACAAACGCAGTAGCCGACACTGATACACCTCCAATGCTACGTAGACATGAAAACTGGATACACATGACAGGTGCGATTAGATTGGTTAAAAACCAACAAGTAATTACAAGAATCACACCAGATATTGCACCACGTCAAGATTCGTACTTTGCTGCCACAGCGTATTTAGATAACGATCCAAATCGTCCAGTTGCAGCTGATGTGATTGTTCATAAAGACGGAAGAGTGTCTACTTATCTTCCGGTATCAATAGCTCGTTATGTATCGTTCTCACTATCATACCCAATTAAGTGATGGTAAGCAGTAAAGGAGATTAACAGTTAAATAGCATAAAAAGAGAGCATAAATAATGCTTCTTTTTTTATTGTCAAAAAGGGGATGAGGGTATTGGAGGAACTAAACAATTTAAAGCAAGAGATCCAACAAATTAAAGCAGATCAAAAAGATATGCAACGTGATATTCGTAGCTTAGAAACTCGCACGACTGTCAACGAGAACGACATCGTGAATATAAACAAACAGCTTGAAAAAATCAGTGCTAATACAACATGGATTCTCCGAATCATCATAGGTGCAATTGTAGCCGGATTACTTGGATTACTAATAAAAGGTGGAATGTAATATGTCAAAAGAAAATATAAAAAAACGATTCCGCAACTGGCGTACCTGGGTTGCGGCTTTTTCATTGATTGGATTTCTATTTACTAAGTTCGGAATACCAGAAGTGAATAACTTTCTTGAGGAATTATTGCCGTATGTATTTGCAGTAGGTGTCTCACTTGGTATTTGGACAGACCACAAAGAAAAAGGAGAAGATGCTTAATGAAAAAATCAATTAAACTCGTTTCCTCTGTATTAATGACTCTATTGCTCCTGTTCAGCTTTGCAACAGGGGCTTTTGCTGATAGAACGCTTATTATCGATGATTTACCTAAAGTGCCATACCGTTATGGCGTAGGAGCTTACGAGGGCGTTGTGGCGCATAGTACAGCAACTCCAGATGCGCCGGCTATTAATATTCAAAAGTATGAGTCTCGTACTTGGCGTTCAGCTTTCGTACATTATGCAGTAGATTGGAATGAAACAATTCAAATTGCTGATACAAAGTATATCGCTTATGGGGCTGGTTCAGGTGCTAATAAACGTTTTGTACATGTTGAACTTTGCGAAACTGAAGACTATGGAAAATTTAAACGCTCATATGAAAAGTACGTTAAATTATTAGCTAAAATCTTAAAAGATAACAATCTATCTGTAGAAAAAGGATTGTGGACTCACTATGATGTTACGAAGTATCTTGGTGGAACAGATCATGAGGATCCACTTGATTACTTACGCAGTCACGGTGTATCAGAAGCGCAATTTCGTGCTGATGTAAAACGTGCATATAATAACAGTGATGTTTCTGTTTCAGAGCAACCGTCTAAACCAGGCGAACCAGTAGCGAATGTGGAAGGCATTGCATATGTTGAAGGTTACAATGTAAATCTTCGCAAGGGACCAGGTGCAAGTTCCTCTGTTATTCGTCAGTTAAATAAACCAGAATCCTATAAAGTATGGGGTGAAAAAGACGGATGGCTAAATCTTGGGGGAAATCAGTGGGTATATAACAATCCTTCTTACATCAAGTTTGAGAAGAAAGAGCCAATTAATCCGATTGTAGGAAAACGTGTCGTTTCTAAAGTGGACAATCTACGTTTCTATGATTCTCTATCTTGGCAGGATACAGATGTTGCTGGTACCTTAGATGCAGGACTAGGATTTACAATCGATGAAAAAGTAATTGTCAATGGATCATCGCAATATAAAGTTCACAATAGCAAGGGCAAAACTTACTATGTAACAGCAAATGAAGCCTATGTATATGTAAAGTAA